GAAGCTTCCTTCCATCCAAAGCAGGAATCATCCCTGACTCCGCTATCTTGGCTACTTTGTCTCTGAGTTTCGCCAAAGCGGGCATGGCTTTAAGAAACTTATCTAAAAGTCTCTTTCCTTCTGCCGCACCGCCCCCGACAATAGAGCCAATCTTTTCTGCCCCTGCTCCATACAGAAAAGCATAAATAAAAGTTTTAGCTTGGTTCCTAGTAGAAAGTCCAGCCATCTTTTGATTGCGCGTATGTACGTCTGTGCCATCCTCTTGCTTGCCTGATACGACAGTCTCTATGTAGGAAGCATCGCCCATATAGTGGGCCAGCATCCTCAATTCCAGACCAGATGCGTCAATACCGACCAAGACACGATCAGGACTACTAGGAATCCAAAGACTTCTACATTGTTCCCCATAAGGCTTATCGGTAGCCGGAACCTGTGCCATATTAGGATTTGAGTGAGTACACCTGCCAGAAATAGCACCACAGGAAATAACAGAGCCATGCACAAAGCCGTTTTCATCAACTAGCTCCAACCATTTGCGTAATTGAGCGATACGCTTATTCAGAGTGAATAAGTTAGCCAGTGTACCTACCTCTGGCATTGTTTTTTTCAATTCTTCCAGAATCTCATCATTTACAACAGGCTGAGATTTAGGTTTCTTATTGGCTGTGGATAGCTTCTTCTTTGAGTTTCCCGGATCAGTCCACAGCGCAGGCTTCCATCCACGTTTAATCAGTCTATCCGCTACTTGTTGCCTGCTAGCAGGATTGAACGGAACAATCTTTGTCTTTGTTTTTAATTGGACAACTGTAGGTTCGTAATAGTGCTCTACCTCGCTTTTCAGAACAATGGCGATAGTCTCCCAATCACGAAGAAGGCTTCTAGCTTCATCTACATCAAACTTGAAGCCATGTTTTTCTTGCTTATCCAGAGCAACACGATAAAGATGTTCAATCTCTAGAGACTCCATAGAGAATTTGTCTTTTTGGTATTGCTCGTAAAGATAGTTATATACTTTTTCTGTGAGCTTTACGTCTTGGACGCAATACTCAATCATCTTCTCCGTCAAACCGTTGTCGAAGTCTACGAAGCTTCCTTTTGGGCTTCTCAGTATCCTCCCCCAATTCTCCAGACTGTGCCCTCCCTCTAGGGCGGGATTCCAAAGCCTTGACATTACGAGAGTGTCTATACAATTCGTCAAAGAAATTTCCATCTTCCACAATTTGTTTAGGATCGGAACGTCGAAACTCAGCAGATTGTGTCCGATAAATATGTCGCATCCTTCGATCAGCTTCTTTAGTTCTTCGCGGTTTGTTGCCCATTCTACTTTGCCACTCCCAATGTCAGAAACCGCCACCATCCAAATGACGGTGGCGGCTCTGTTCGTCTCGATATCAATAATCTTAGCCAGATTTGTCATTTGCAACGAGATTCTTCAGCTTCTTGAAATCCTTCTTAAAGGAAATTGCAGTCATATCCACTTTATATTGGAAGTGTTCCTCGATTGCGTCAAGGATATCCTCCACAATCCACTCAGGTTCCGACCAACCGACATTGACCTTGAAAGACTTGCCACTCGCAATCTTCAACGTCGCACAGGCTCGCCCCAATGCCCTGTTATAAGCGTCTTTCTCGGAGCAGATAGCCAGTGCCACAGTGCGCCTGTTGTTCTCATCGGGCCGAGAATACGCGATAGTAACCCCGCCTTTGGGTTTGAGTTCGTCTCGGTAAAAGTCCGAATAATTCCAACGACGCAGATGGATAAATTTCAGGGAATTCATCATCTTTCCTTTCTTAATTAAATTGCGTAGGGACCGGATCGGCAATCACGCCGAGTTCACGGTACTTATCGTCAATGGCCCTTGCCGTCGGCATCGCGTCATCATAGAGCGTTGAGAGCAACGCTTGACATTCGGCAGTAGTTTCCACCAGTCGCATTGCTTCTTTGGTAGTCATGAGCAAGGCTCGATAGAAATCGATTTCCTCGGCCATGTTGTAGATCAGAATGTCTTTGTCGGTAGAAGCGGCATAGTTTCTCATAGTGTAATCTCCTGTTGGGTTGTTTCTACCATTCGTCCAGTAGAGCGATCATAGTAGCATGAGCAAGCTGGACCTGTCAAGCCAGAGAAGCGGTTTTTTAGCACTCTGATGTATGTAGTGTTGCGTTCTTCCTCATCTTCGGCCTGTGCATTGCGTTCCAGACCAATTACGATATCCGACAATTGAGCAATGCTGCCGGAACCCCTTAGCTGCGATAAAGACGTTACAGCGCCTTCTTCATGGCCCTTGCCATCTGGTCGCTTAAGGTGAGAGACGATGAATAAAGCAATGTTGGTTTCTTGCACCAGCATCCGTAGCTTAGTCATAATCTCATCTAAAGCCTTACGCTCATCACCACTTTCTTGAGCGGAAACAATAATAGAAACGTGGTCTAGAAAGATATATTCACAGTCTAAAGCCTTAGCCATATACCTTACCCTGTTGACAATGTTATCAACAGATGTACTACCGAAGTGGTCGAATAGAAAAATCCTTCCAGTACCTAAAGTAGCATCAAATGCTTCTCTTTTTTCTTCCTCAGTCACAACTACATTGGGAAGGTGTAGGGGCTTATTAGCTGCCAATCCCATTAGAGATTTGGCAGTCTTAGTAATGGATTCCTCTAACAGCAATAGCCCAATATTAGACTTGGTATTATTCAAGATATGAAACGCTGTCTCTTTCACCACTTGAGACTTGCCAAGTCCTGAGCCTGCCGAGAGTGTAACCAACTCCCCTTTCCTGATTCCATAGGTAAGCTCGTTGATCCCACTGAATGGGTAGAAGCAATCTGCCTCGGCTGTGGCTTTTGAGACAAGCTCCCATAGTGTGTTGCCGGCAACGATACCGTCCGGTACAAAGGTTTCAGCTTTCCACCAATCAGAGCCATATGTGCCACTCGCATTATTTAATAGATATTCATTAGCATCCTTGAATGAATCTGAAGGCTTAAGAATTTTAGCCTTCGACCCAAACAATTCTGCTACCTTCTTTGCTGCTCGTTGTCCTGCCTCATCATCATCGAAACTAATTACAATCTTTTCAAAGCTATCCAACCATTCAAAAGAATCTTTACAATCGCTCAAGGCCCCTTCTGCTCCTGTCTTTACGGACACAACAGGATATTTGCTACCTAACATCTGATAGGCAGCCATTGCATCAAACTCACCTTCGCAAATTGTGACAGCCTTTCCGCCTTTTGTAAAGGCTTGTTGTCCGAATAGACCAGCAGCTTTGGGAGTTCCTTCATAGAAGAACCGTTTGATGTTTTTATTTCTAAGCTTTAGTCCTACAATTTCCCCATCGCCCTGCACAAAAGGGAAATAGAAAAACTTGTCATCCACTACCACACTATATTTCTTGAAGGTATCTCTGTGAATACCTCTGAATTCCTTTGGGTTGTCTGGAGTAATACTATTAAGGAAATTGTCTAGAATCTCTTGAGAGATAGGTTTAGCTGCTAGCTTTTGATTATCCATTGACCCTCTTTGCATTAATTTATTATACCCACAAGAGAAGCAATGGAACCACTCACTACCGTTCTCTTTTTGGTAGATATGGCCCGCATCGCTACTCTTGCATTTAGGATTGATACACTTCAGCCGTGAGGCTAGCAACATTAGAAAAGCTCCGGTTTAATATTCTTTACCTTTTGAAAAGCGAATTGCTTTAGAGCCTTGAAATTGACAGAACCTAACTTGATAGCTTTAAGGTTGCTGTACAATTCTTCTGTCATCATACAGTAGAAACAGGTTTCCAGCAAGCGAGGGATAAACTTGTTTTGCCAGCCACCTTCAGCAGTTACGATCTTGCTGAATTCTTTTTCAACAAGCGCCTCAGTGATACAGGCATCAACTAGAATTTCTTCATTACACATTGTACCTACAGAGGGAGGATCACCAGCAGATACGTGCTTTTCCTTGAATTCCGTCAACACCAGTTTAGCCCAAGTTTGACGACCAAACTTATTGATGAAATCATAATTCTTGATTACGATTCCCTCGCCAAATTCCTGTTCGTCTTTCAGCAAATAACGGATATCTCTAGCTTCCTTGAGATACATGGAAGAATCCCCATTAAGGACTTTCTTGTAGCAGGGAATAAAATCAAGATTAGCTGCTTTCAACAGCGGTTGATAATCCTCATACCGCAGGAAAACTCCAGACTCGTTATTCATTACGTCAAAGACGTAGAACCTTTTCCAAGCATCTTCCCTGTATCCTGTCAGGGTATGAGGGACAAGCCACTCGCCATACAGACGAAGATTAGGATAGCGGTAGAGAAAATCTCGATATGGCTCACCGTATTCAGTACGAAGTAGCGTATTGAGGAAGCCAGCATTGTCATTTTCGAAAGTAAGAATACGGTTACGAGAACCGCCAAATAAATCACCGTCAACATTCCAGAGTGAAGCATTCGTCCCATCAATTTTTGGAAAGACATGGGTTTCTCCTAGTTCGATGTTTTCGACTTCCACGTTGCCAAGCTTTTCAAGATGAGGGTATCGAATGAACATTCTATTCTCCTATTGCTGTGGCGGTTTCAAAACTGCTGCCTGACCACCGATGAAGTACGGAACATAGATTTTCTCACCAGCAGGCGGACAAGTCAAGTCCGCTAATGGAAAAGGCTTTAGTCCTGTTAGAGCATTGACCCATGAAGATTGCATACTGTTGGCAAAGCACAACTGAGCTAGTGCATAGTAGACAGTAATGTTGTAGGCATTCTCCATTACGTTCATACGGGTTTTTAGCATAGCCACTTCAAGCTCTAATGCTTGGACCCTGTTCGTTAGCGCTCCTATCTGCTCAGTATGTTGATTGAGCTTTGCTGTCTGAGCAGCAATATATGGCTGAAGGTCTTGCCACTTAGTTATAGTAACATTCTGAGCGTTACCTACACTGAAGATTGCTAGCAATAGAATAAATATTACAAACTTCATCATAGGATTGGTGGAAGGTTAATTGAACCGTCATCACCATTAGGATTGGTTGGCTCAGGGGCAGGGGATGGTGCAGGCGCACTAGCACCCATCACAAATAATTGAATATCATCCAGAAGATTCTTTTCTTCAGAATCAACTGAAGCTAAGGTATTTGTTTTATCTTCTAATTGCTTAATCCTGAGCACCAACGGCTCAACGGTTTTAGCAATTAGGGATTTTACTGCTGTTTCAAATGCTGTTTCCATATTTACTCCATATCAAAGTCTTGAGAATCATCATAGCCGACAGTACGCCAGCGAATGATATCATTCTCTGGATCAACTAAGGGATAATGATTCCAGTCGAAGTCTGAAGCGGCCGCGTACCCAATAAATCCGTCACGCAATTCAACTTCTACAAAAACATCGTAGGGCACTGGCCTACTTCCACTAGTATGTTCGTTCCATTCCCCATTCAGCTTTAATTCAAGCGTAGTATTCATCATATTCTTCTCCTTCGTATTTGTAAATTTTAGACAGCCTATCGTAGTAGCGAGCTTCTTCTTCCATTTCTTTAATGAGTTCGTCAGGGTCCAATCCATAATCTTCATCAAAGTCAAAGTAGTCGTCAGTCATGTCAATACTCCTTTCCTTTCAGTCTGCTTTTTATAGCAGCAAAATCCAAATCCTGCTCTTTCATTTGTTCAATAAATCTTTCAGCCTCCATTAAAGAATAGAATTCTTTATAATAAAACCAACCAGAAAACCACCAGCTCTTACCTTCAACACGATAAGTTATACACTCTATGTGCTTCACAGGAATTATTCTATATTTAATTTTCATTGCTAACTCCTAAGCGCATCGCACGCAGCGTTGTAGGCTATGCGCAGTTCGGCAAGCTGCCGGCGCAGTTTCGTGAACCCATCGCCTAGCCAATCGCCGCGCATCGCTTCCAGCGCCTCGCTCACCTGGGCGAGCGCGGCTTGTGCGTCAGTCATGCTGCCTCCCTTGCCTTGAGCATTGCGTCGGCCTGCTGATAACGAACCTTCGATGTAAGGGCGAAGCGTTCTTCATTGGTCAGTCTCGTCCACCACGAATAAAAGTCAGTTCCCGACATTTCACAAAGACCCGCCGCCGTAAGAATTTCTGCGACGCCCGGTTGCGAGGAATGGATCGCCATGTAATCGCGCAGGGTCATGCCGCCCGTATAGTTATGCTGCCCGTCATGCGGGAATGCAGGCCCGCCGTCATTGATGCTCATTGCTGCCTCCCGAGTGCGCGGATAGCGTCGGCGCAGTCCGCCGCGCCATCAGCTTTCCAGTCATAACGTCCGTCAGTGCAGCCATCGGCACAGCGGCGCAACTCGGCTGCTGTTTCAATGCACTCCTGCGCCGCCCGTTCATACGCTGCGCGCTGAATCTCGGCGATCCGCTCATCCGTCAACGGCTCGCGCTTCGCCATAGCGAGTTCGCGCTTCAACTCACAGACAGCGGCCTGCGCATCCTTGATCGACTGATCGAGACCGACCGCTTCGGTATGGTGCCCTCCATCGCAATGGATGACTGCGAGCAGATCGCGCAGGGGTTGGTTGCGCTTCGGCTCGCCCGACGCAGCCCTGCATTCGCTTAGTGCGTACTTACGAGCGCACGGAACAGGCGGGCTGTCGTCCGGGTGGCAGGTGCAAGGACGCGGATCGCTCACCGGCTCGGCCTGCGATGCGGCTGGCGCAGCGGCAATCATGGCGCTATACCAGTTCGCGTGGTCCGCGTCAGGAGAACACCCCGGTGCGTGCCAGTCATAGCCGTCCATCATTCCGACCGCGCTCAACATCTCTGGCGTCGGCTCCACTGGCACCCACTTCCACCCGGCGGGTGCGGCTGGCGCAGGGTGCGTGTAGAGTGGTTCGACCCATCCGACGTGATTCGGGTTTCGACGATTCCACTCGTCGGCGTAATCCTCGTTTAGCTCATGGGCGCGGTAGTCGTAATTTCCCTCGCCGTCGAATGTTCTCCACGCCACCGGCTTCGCATCGGCGCAGGCGCGCAGGTAGTCGGCGGCATCTTCCACCAAGCAAGCGTCGTCGATACCATCGCAGCGAAACTTGAGCCGATCGAGCGCCTCGGCCAGCGCGCGGAGTTCGTCAGGGGTCAGAATGTCACTCATTCTTCTTCCTCCCCATAATCATCGCTTTCATAGGGTTCGATTTCCGCATCACAAATCGGACAGCGGTCGTTGCATGTACAGTCCCAAACATCTTCCCATTCGGTATCATCATACGGACAACGGTAATGGTTTAGATAGAGAAGCTTCATCGTCATTTCTCCTAAACGTGAAGCCTTATTTATACTCTGTTTCCTTCGTCTTTGCAAGAGCTAATTTGTAACAAGCGCCTGCCGTTAAAGGAACAGGACCAATGCTGTCAACCCCTACGTCTAGCTGGCCTTTATAGCCATTATACTTTCCATGCGTATGTCCATGCAGGTTGACATATCCTCTTTCCCAAGAGGCCATAGGAAAATGGCAAAGCACAAACTTCATTCCATCTATATTAATTCTTCGATAATCACTAACGGATTGGAAAGCAGTAAGCACTTCTTCCCTATTCTTACTTGCCCACTTGGAGTTTCTATCGTGATTACCAGCAATAAGATGTTTATTACCGTTTAACCTTGAAAGAATTTCGATTGTTTCATCAGCATAGCCAAAGCTGATATCTCCCAAATGGAAGATAGTATCGTCAGGCTTCACTACAGAATTCCACGATGCTACGATATGCTCGTTCATGGTATAAATATCTGAGAAAGGTCTTTTACAATACCTAATGATATTGTGATGAAAAAAATGAGTATCACTAGTAAAGAAGGTAGACATTATTATTCCTTGTTGATTTCTTTCATAACGTCGGCATTAGGACTCCAACGGTTCTTCATCTTTTCGATAGTTTCGGCAGGGACATTGTGAATACTGCCGAAATTTCCAGAACATTCGATAAGCTGGATGTTATATTTATAGTGCTTGGCACAATGAATATACTTCTCCATTTCCCAATACTGAGTAAAGGTATTGGAAACAATAACCATAGGAACACCTTTGACCATCGCTTCTTCTACTCCAGTCAAACACATTTCATGGCAGTATTGAAGCTTACGGGGGTTGAATTCGTAAAGTCCATTGTTGTTGACCATGAACTGATCTGCTTCATAATGAGCAGCGTACTCATCCCCGTAGTCTTTCAAAACTCTGGCAAGGGTAGTCTTACCAGAACCCGGAAGTCCACGAATAATAAACAGTGTTTTATCCACCAGTGTCTCCCATTACAAAGATACGGACTAAAAAACCACCCCAATAAGTAGAAGAATAAAAATCCTCCATCCTTCACTCATAAGGCTGCAAGTAAAGATGGCACTGATGATACCTAAATACTGATCGGTTGTCATATTAATCCTTTAACGATGGTACCGCTGATCGGAGTCGAACCGATACGCCTTTCGGCGGCAGATTTTAAGTCTACTGTGTCTGCCATTCCACCACAGCGGCATACGTCTATTTAAGCATCACAGAAAGGGTCTGTCAAGACCCACTGATTCCTCTTTCTACCATTACTGGAAGGGCGAAGCATGATGTTGCCTGAGTGTAAATCCCATCCAACATAGTTTTTATGTTCCTTCCAGAAATTCTGGAGAATTGGATGTTTCTTCAAATCTCCTCTTGTTGGGTATTTCTTGGGCAAATGTTCAGCACACTCTGATTCTGTCATGCTGTGCAGCTTTTCCATTTCTACACAGAAGTAATAAGTTTCCTCATCCTTAAAAGCAATACAAGTAATCTTGAAAATCTTCGGTAGACACCTTTTATTTTTATATTCTGGATTCTTTAGAACCTTCAAAAGATAGCGCCCATAAGCACTAAGGCCAGTCCTTTCCATTTCCTTGAAAACTTTGATAACCCTGTTTTCCTTTTCAGGGTGTTTAAAGACTTTGCTGTATAGCCCTGATCCTAACATCATGCCTCTGGATTGGCCGTTATAGATCACTTGGTAAGCTGGCTCAAAATAGTTATTTCCAGAGCTTTTACTCTCTATCACTGTGTCAGCAATAGATAGTAAGTCATTCAACTTTGCTCTTTTCCGAGCCATGATATCTCCACTATCAATGGTGTACTGTGTCGGCGTCATAGCCTCTACGTTACAGCTTCTATAAAGCTTTGTCAATGTCTAAATTGTAACAGTGCTCTACAGAAGCTATAGCATAGTAATTAATTATTTATTAATAATCTCTTAACATATAATCACTTAACATTACTGGTTCAATGTCATAGTCTTTATCGTCATCATAGTCAAAGGGCATCTCAATCTGTGTTGTGTCATCTTGTTCATCATTCATGACAGCAACATTGCTTAAAGATTCAAAAACACTGTAATCCTTGATGTTCGATAGTTTGTCCCATTTATTTCTAATACTGTTATCAGAAGTCGAAAACGCCAGACTGCCAGCAATCCAAACAGAATCGGAATGAACAAAGATGCATTGGTTATCAAACTTCCCAATATCCTCATCCGGCACAAAAATAAAATTAATTCTGAAGCTATCTCTGCTAAAGCCGTGAATCTTGGACTTCCTGAGCATTTCTTTCCGTTGCCATGCCTTGAACCATTTGAATAATTGCTCTGGAGTAAGGAATCCAAACAGATATTTACTTCTCGCTTCGCCTCTCAAGAAGCTTAGACAATGGCTGTCTAAAGCCCTGTCTTTGGTAAAGTCAAATGCAGGCAATGGCCTATGTGTGTTGAAGCATCCAACGGAAGTGTCTAAGCCATTATGGAAGGCACCCCTATACGGACCATGAAGCAATGATTTATCCGCTACACGCAGCAACAGCACATACTTGTTATTCCGCATCACTGTTACCCCTACGGATGGCGGCATTCAGTTTGGCATTGGCATTACCCCGCTGGCGGGCAGCATCCTTGCCATGCCTGCCGCCACCAGTGCGGAACCGAACGCCATCGGCCATCGGGTTACGTTTCTTCCAAAGCAGCTTGGAAAGGTGCTTATTACGCTTCGTCGTTTCCATTTCTGACAATCCTGTAAGGAATTGATTAAACCGTTTTAGAGCCTATGGAGCATCCGGGTATGTAGGGGGGTAGCCACCCATGTCAAAAGATGCGTTGTAGGCCCGATTTAGCCCGTTTGCGGGCATTCTTGGGATCGGGGGAGCCTACCCAAAGCTTGGGAATGGTCAGTTTTCATCTTCCAGCCTGTTTGCGAATGAGAATCATTCCGGTTTACGCTGAAAAAGAATGGGCAGCAATGCCCATTCCAACCCTAGCGGGAATGTTCGTAGAGTGCCAGTGTGCGCTCCAGCCAACCCTTCGGATCACGGAGCAAAGGATCTTCCAAGTGAACGCCCGGAATGAAAAGATCGTCTTTCCGGCATCCCCAAGCTTCTTTGTAGAAGTCTGTGTTGCCATCCTCAAACGGCCTCTTGCCGAAAGCCCATCCGATGTTGTGATTATTCTTGATATCGGAAACCGCAAACATCAGGGTACGTTGCGACGCAGGATGCGCGAGCATCGTAGTAATGCGTGACAGGTTCAAAGGCCGGGTCGCAAGCTTGATCGCCGTCAGGATGTTTTCGCTAGAGCCGAAAGGGGCAACATCGTATTCCGTAGTGGCGTACAGCTCCACAGGGCGAGTAAGGGCGAGACGGTACACCAGAGCAGCAATAAGCACGCCATGCTTCTCTACGTCATCGGCTTCGATCCCCATTGAGCATCCGATGCTGGCAAACACTCGGACAGGGGCACTGGCGATGATGGGAGCGCGTCGCTTCATGCAGTGTGGATCGCCAGCAAGGTATGCCGGAACGCTCGGAGAGCCGCCCGCAACGTCGCGGATACGGGCTTTGACGATTCCGCGAGTCGGAGCGATGTTGTACCGCTCCCAAACGCCTTTGACGCGGTTTTCAAGCGTCTTGTCTCCGTGCTGGAGCAGGGTGGAAAACTCGGGAAGGGTGGCAACACCCCTATTCCAATACATGCCCCGAGCATTGGAATGATAACGGCTGTTGCTGCTACCCCATTTGATCGCATCTTCGGGGCTATTGAACATCCGCAGCAATGCGGGTTTCTCGCGAACGATGGTAGAGCGTTCGATCATGGTCGGCTCCGGTTCAGACGCGAACGCCAAGATGCGACATGATGCCCTTGAAGTCGTCCATGTCCATCGAGTCGCGCAGAGTCATGGTGCAAACGTCGCGCATCTGAAGGCCAGTGGCGAGCAGGGCTTGACCCTTCAGAACCGCGCGAGGGCTGACAGTGGTTCCCTCGATCCCGCGCTTGGCGACTTCGGCGCGGTAGCGGCGAACCAACGCAAGCCATTTGGCATTGGTGGACATGGACGACTCCAGAGCTTCATCAATCGGCCAGTCAATGCGAACGAACCGATCACGGCTATCCACGCCTAGCGGCTCGCGGCCAACGTAATTGGCGTCGTGCTGACCCCAAGTGTTGTCCGATGCCACGATGACGCAATCGGGATGCTTCTCAACCCTTCCGTCCGGGAAGAATGCATAGCCATTGGCGAGCGCGCTATTGAAGGCGATCAGAGCTTGCGCGGCGCTGCCGCTGATTTCGTCGTAAATGAAGATGCCGCCATGCTCCCAAATCTCGCGGAAAGGGGTCCTAACGACTTCTCCGGTAGCCGTCCGGTAGCCAAGCAGTTCGAACTTGTCATCAAGGGCCGACGTGCCCGCAAAGGGCAGGCTCAGCCGTTCGGCGATGCGTCGTGCGGCTGTCGTCTTGCCAGTGCCAGCGGGTCCGATGAGGGCAACATTCAGCCGAGCTTCAACAGCCTTCAGTAGCAGATGGAAATTGAAGTGTTCGCCCGGATACGCTTGTTGCTGCTCATCGCCCTGTTGCTGCTCATCGCCCTGTTGCTGCTCATCGCCCTGTTGCTGCTCATCGCCCTGTTGCTGCTCATCGCCCTGTTGCTGCTCATCGCCTTGTTGCTGCTGTTGTTGCTGTTGCTGCTGTTGCTGCTGTTGTTGTTGCTGTTGTTGCTGTTGCTGCTGTTGCTGTTGCTGCTGCTGTTGCTGCTGCTGTTGTTGCTGCTGCTTACCCCACGTACCGTCAAGCATCTGCTTGGCGATCCCGTAGCTGACCCATTTCAGCGGTGAGGTGATCGTCTGAGCCTTGACCACGCCAAGCATTGAATAGACTTTCGTGGAAGCCGCGATCTTGTCCGCATCGCCTTCGTTGACTACCACACCCATCCTGTGCGGATGCTTCGTCTTGTTTTCGATCCAGTGAATGGCGGCTTGAGCCGTCAATGTCCGATTGGGTGTACGCATTGGGGTTCCTGTTCCGTTGGGTTGTCTGTGCCGCCATCGGCGACGCCAGCGCGCCCACGCGAGCGCGAAGCGCCATCATTCCATGTTGTCAAGCCTTTGGGAAGGGCTTTGTTACACCTTGTTACAATAAAGTTATTCACAGGTGGATAAGTTGTTGATAACATCTGTGGATAACTAAACTGTATGCATGTACAGTAAAATGCGTATAAGGCACGAACCATGCCAGCTATGGTCTGTAGAGCCTAAAGAGCCTAAAGAGCCTAAAGAGCCTAAAGAGCCTAAAGAGGGACCACCCAAGACTCTTTCATCTATGTCAGCTTCATAGCCAATTCGCAATGATGATGACAATGATAATCATTATCATTAGCACAGTCAGCATTGACAGGTAGGTATGCTCATCATAGTCAATGCGAATGGTGATGATAACTGTAGTGCGAATGATAATGATTGCTATTCAGCTCGATGGGGGGGATGGGGTGATGCAATCTTCAAAGCTTTTGCTGGAACCACCTAGACACAACAGAAGCAAAATTGACTTTTAAGCAAAATAACCAATAAAATCAAGAACTTACAGCATAGACTACATAATCTAAATTATCCTTATAAATCAAGGACTTAGAACTATAATGCCTCTGCGGTGACTAATGAAGAAATGTTATAGACCCGCGCAGTCGTAGACCCCTGCGCTGACAATGTTGACAACAAAGATTTATTATGTTATACTATATCTATATAGATATATTAACTAAGTAGTCTTTAGCATAATTATTTATTATTTATAGATTATATATCTAAGTTAAATTACTAAGTAGTTATAATTTAACTAAATAGTCTTTAGCATAATTATTTATTATTTATTTCTTATTATTTAGGATAACTATAGAGCTAAATAGACTTTATAGCCCTTTGGAGTCTCTAATGACTGAAAAGAACCTTGTTGTGTCCGAACAGGAAAAGCCCAAAAAGAAGATGGGTCGTCCAAGAAAAGCAGATTTGGAAGCTGCTAAGAAACCCGGAAAGGTCGGTAGACCAATTGAAACTGCTGGAAGAATTCAGGAACTGAAAGCTAGATTATTGGCTACAAGTGGAGAAAGAGTTCTTAACGAGATTATTAGAAAAGCTCTAGATCCTGAAGATAAAGATCAAATTGCTGCTCTAAAAATGTGTATTGATAGAGTTCTTCCTATTTCTTTGTTCGAGAAGGGTGCTGGAAGAAGCAATTCAGTTCAGATTCAGATTATCAATTCAGCAGAAAAGTCCACTACAGAGATTTCTACAGAAGAAGATACTTTAGATATTCAGTTTGAGGAAGTAGTGGATAATGGCAACTCTTAAAGTATCTCTACATCCCGCTCAACTAGAAATCTTTAATTCTGAAGCTAGGTTCAAAGTAGTTGCTGCTGGTCGTAGGTTCGGAAAATCTCATCTTGCTGCTTGGACTCTAATTATTCAAGCTCTACAATCAAATAGTAAAGATGTTTTCTATGTAGCTCCTACTTTCCAACAAGCTAAAGATATTATCTGGCAACCTCTAAAAGAATTAGCTAGAGACGTTATGGTTGCAGCACACGAAAATACTGCTGTAATTACTTTAGTAAATGGAAGAAGAATTTTTCTTAAAGGATCTGACAGACCAGATACACTTCGTGGAGTTGGTTTAGCCTATGTAGTTATTGACGAGTACGCAGACATGAAACCTCATGTTTGGGAACAAATCTTAAGACCTGCCTTGGCTGATATCAAAGGGGGTGCTTTATTCATCGGAACCCCTAAAGGTAGAAACCATTTTTATGACTTATACGAAGATGCAGACAGCGGCAGAGCAGGTCCAGACTGGCAAGCTTTCCATTATACTTCTTTTGATAACCCTTTTCTTGATCCAGAAGAAATTGAAGCCGCTAAGAAAACTCTCTCAAGCTTCGCCTTCAGACAAGAATTCCTTGCTTCCTTTGAAGCTGCTGCTTCAGATTTATTTAAACCTGATTGGATTTCTATTGAAGAAACTGAGCCTGAAGATGGTGATTATTTTATTGCAGTTGACCTCGCTGGTTTTGAAGAAGTTGCCAAAGAGGCAGGAAACAAAAAGAAAAGATTAGACGAAACTGCTATTGCTATCGTAAAAGCCAATAGACAAGGATGGTGGGTTAAAGAGATTCAACATGGAAGATGGGATATCAAGGAAACTGCCATAAGAATCTTGAAAGCTTGTAGAGATAACTCAGTAAAAGCAATTGGTATCGAAAAAGGTGCTCTCAAGAATGCTGTAATGTGGCATCTTAAAGACATTATGAAAAGAACTGGGTATTTTCTTGTAATCCATGAATTAACTCACGGCAACAAGAAGAAAACTGATAGGATTGTTTGGGCTTTACAAGGCAAATTAGAGCATAAAAGAATCAAATTCAATCGTGGAGAATGGACTAAGATTTTAGTAGATCAACTGCTTCAGTTTCCAGATCCAAAGACACACGACGATTTGGTAGATGCGCTATCTTACATTGACCAATTAATTACTACTTCCTTCGTTTCAGAACATGACTATGAAGATTCCTTTGAAATTTTGGATGAGATAGCGGGGTACTAATGGCTAATTTATTTTCAGATATGAATGAATGGTATCAAAATAACATTGGGCAGCCTTTTGTTAGAAGTCCTATCGGACAAGCCGTTAGTGGTTTCTTTGGCGTTGATGCCACTGATCCTACAAACCCTTCTGATATCTATAAAAATGCTCAAGCTCTCGGAAATTTGCCGGGAATGAACATTCCAGCAGGAGCAGGTAAAGGATTTATTCAGTTTCTAGCCCATTCTCCAGAAATTGCCACAGCTATTATGGCTGGCGGAAAGGCTCTTAAAGCCCCTAAAGCTGAATTAGAGTTAGCTAAACAGATGTATAATGCTGGAGAGTCTTACCGCGATATTCATGCTGCTACAAAAGTCCACGCTGTTCCCGGTGTTCCTCCACAATGGGAGATTTCTGATGAACCAATGAAGCTTTTGATTCCAAACGGGGCTTATCAGAACATGACAAGACCCATACAAGGTAAACTTGGACAGTTTTTGGAGCATAAAGAACTATACGATAACTACCCCGATCTTGGGAATATTGATGTTATTCTCAAAAAGGGACCATTAAATGCTTCATACAACCACAGTGGGAATACAATTACTGTTTCCGCAAATAACGTCGATGAGGCTAGAAGTGCTTTGGTTCACGAATTAGATCATGCTGTTGCAGCTAGAGAAGGTTTTCCTTCTGGAGGCGATCCTAATTTAATGCTTACAGGACAAAAAGCAGAAAACCTATACAATAATCTAAAACAACTAGAAGCAAGACTTCAAAGAGATTTAACACAAGGTAGAGCATTAACTGATCCTGCCTATAAAACCAGTCTCCAAGACGGTTTAAGTAGGACACAAGCAAGAATGAAGCTATACGATACTCTTAAAAACTATCCAGACGATGCAGCGGGAAGGCAAAGAGCATACGAAGATTTATATGGAGAAATTTCAGCTAGAAACGCTCAAACAAGGCTTGATTTCACAGAAGCAGAAAGATATGCTAAACCACCAGCAGATACAATGGATATTCCTCGGTATTTTCCTCTACTTTCTGATGGGTTTGGTGGAGCTTATTATGATTCATACTCTCATCCAGAAGCCCTAATGTCGCCTAAACCACCAAAAAAATTTGATCCGTTCGGAGATACTACAGAATGAACAATAAATATACTACTAACGAACAGAAACTAATTCAGTTCGTTGTCGGACACACAGATTCGTGGAGAAACTGGCGCGATCAAAACTTTGTGAAGCGTTGGGATGAGTATGAAAGACTCTGGAGAGGCATCTTTGATGCTGGTGACAGGCAGAGAGCATCAGAAAGATCGAAAGTCATCACTCCTATCCTTCAGGATGCTATTGATTCGTACCAAGCTGAGATTGAGGAAGCTATTTTTGGTAGAAATTCGTTTTTCGATATCATTGATGACGATGAAAACAAACTAGATACTGAAGAAGTAAAGAAAAAATTACAAGATAACTTCAAAAAAGACGGAATTGAAGAAGCTATTTCTGAAATTATTACCCTAGCTGCTGTTTACGGTACTGGAATTGGAGAACTGATAGTCAATGAGAAAGTAGAAAAAACTCCTATGACTAAAGAGGTTGCTTCTGGTTTTAGTATGGTAGGTGTTGGTGAAAAAGATAGGTTTTCTGTTTCTTTAGTTCCTGTTCATCCTAAGAATTTCTTGATTGATCCTAATGCCACAAACATTGAGGGTGCTCTAGGGTGTGCTATTGAAGAACAGGTTTCTATCCACTCTGTAATCCAAAATATTGAAAAAGGCGTCTATAGAGACGTTGAAATCGGTTTTGACACTCCAGACCAAGAGTTAGGAGCAAGTCAGGACATTACAGAGTTTGAACATGGTAAAATTACTGTTCTTCGTTATTATGGTCTTGTTCCTAAAGCATACATTGACAACATCAATAGTGATGTTGACGCTCTAGAACAAGCCTTAGAGACTGAAGGAGAGAATGAAACCCAATATATTGAATCTTATGAGGATTTAGTAGAAGCCATTATCGTTATTGGTAATGGTGGTACGCTCTTGAAAGCAGAGAGAAACCCGTATAGCATGGAAGATCGTCCAGTTGTCTATTTTCCTTGTGAGAAGCTTCCAAAACGCTTCTATGGTCGTGGCATTGCAGAAAAAGGCTACAATATGCAAAAGGCCATTGATGCTCAAATCCGCAGTCATTTGGATTCTCTAGCTCTTACTGCTGCTCCTATGATGGGAATGGATGCTACAAGGATGCCAAGAGGTTTCAAATTTGAAGTTTATCCGGGTAGATCGGTTTTAACTAATGGTTCTCCAAGAGAAGTATTAGAACCGCTACAATTCGGTCAAACTGACCCGCAGTTATCACAAACTGCTGCAATTTTTGAGAGAATGCTTCAAAAAGGTACAGGAACGCTTGATTCTTCCGGCCTAGCTGACGCTGCTGCCGGTGGACAGGCGCGTACTGGTGCTGTAGCCATGTCTCTTGGTGGTATTATCAAGAAAAACAGAAAAGCACTACAGAGTTTCCAAACATTTTTCTTAATTCCATTCATCAAGAAAACTGCTTGGCGCTATATGCAATTCGATCCTGATAATTTCCCTTCAAAAGATTACGATTTTATTCCTGTTTCCACTCTAGGAATTATTGCCAGAGAATATGAAACGCAAAATCTGTTAAATATGGCTTCTACTCTAGGGCCAGAAAGCCCAATTGTGCCTCTTTTACTGGAAGGAGTTATTGAAAATAGCTCTTTAGCCAACAGAGATACTTTCTTGGAAGCTCTAAAGAAAATGTCCCAACCTTCCCCCGAGCAGCAACAGTTGAATCAACAAATGCAGGCTTTACAACTTGCACAGATGGAGGCTACAGTACAGGAAGGAAGGGCTAGAGCAGCTAAAGAAGCCGCCTTAGCTCAAAAAGCCAAGATGGATGCTGCTAAAGCTCAAGCTGAAATTGAAATTATGCCAGAGGAACTACGGGTTCAGATGATTGCTGCCCTTTCCAAGAATTCTGAAACAGAATCAGAGTTTGGACAGCGTATCAAACTGGCTGAAACAATCCAAAAAGACAAGGAATTGGAGCTAAAAGCGGCGGATATTGCCTCCAACGAAAGGATTGCTTTTGCCCAAATCCAAGCCTCAAGGGCTAAGAAATCAGCCTAAACTGTCAATTTTGTCAGTTTTCTAGCTGACACTATTGACAACTTAGTTTATATTGTGCTATAATATCTATTATGAATGAATATAATAAAGAAAACAATGATTTAGAGTCTTACTATGAAGAACAGTTATCTATGTTTACTTCACAGGGCTGGAAAGACTTCATAGAACAAGTAGAAACCATTGTTTCTGCAAATACGATTGATGCTGTTAACTCTGAAAAAGAACTGTTCTTGACTAAAGGCAGGCTAGATATCCTTCGATGGATTCTATCTTGGGAAAATTTAGTTAGAACAGCAATGGAACAGAATGAAATTTCTCTATGATTTTAAATGTTCTTCCTGTGGGAATCAGTTTGAAACACTGGTAACTCCAACAGAGAAAGAAACAGAATGTATGGTTTGTGGTTCGCTTGCTTCCCGCAAACTGTCAGCACCTAGATCAAAGCTAGAAGGTATTACAGGGGCTTTCCCTACTGCCTCTGACGCTTGGGCTAGGAAACACGAAGAAGCGGCAAAAATTGCTTATAAACGCGAACAGTCCTAAAGCGTCAAGCAATATCTCCTACAATCGCTCTAGCGACAGGAAAGGTGACTATGGCTATTATTGATCCTCAAGATGAACTGAATCTGCAAGAAGAACAACCTAAGAAAGAACCTGATAATACTTCTTCTCTCCCTGAGAAATACAGGGGCAAAAGCGTAGAAGAAATTGTCAAGATGCACCAAGAAGCTGAAGCCTTAATTGGTAGACAAGCTCAAGAAGTTGGTGAAGTTCGTAAACTTGCCGATGATTTAATCAAGAGACAATTCAATACACAGACTCCACAAGAGCCTGCGAAAGAGTCAGAAGTCGAGGACGTTGATTTTTTTGTTGATCCTAAACAAGCAGTTAATAGGGTTCTTGAGAACAATCCGATTCTGAAAGAAATTAAAGAATCTGTTGCAAGCTCAAAAGCCGAAGCTGTCAAGGCTAAGTTGGTACAGAAACATCCTGATGTAGAAGCTATTGTTAAAGACCCTCAATTCTTTGAATGGGTCAAAGGTAATAGAGTCCGCATCGCCCTGTTTCAAGCTGCCGATCAAGGACTTGATTTAGATGCTGCTGATGAATTATTCTCAAACTATAAGCTCCACAAACAAATTAAAGAAAAGACGGTTTCTGAAGGAGTTGACGGTTTGAAGGAAGAAAACAAAAGAGCCTTAAAAGCTGCTGTTGTTCCTTCCGGCGATTCAACAGGTGAGACAAGCAAAAAAATTTATAGACGCGCCGACCTAATCCGGTTGCAAATCGAAGATCCCGAAAGATACATGAGCCTTCAGCCTGAAATTATGGCAGCTTATTCTGAGGGTAGAGTAAAATAAAAATTTGGAGATAAAACTATGTCTTATGGTGCTCTAGGTACTAAAAATACCACAAATACTACGGAAGCTAAATTCATCCCGGAAATTTGGTCCGATGAAGTTCTAGCTTCTTATAAAACAAATCTTGTCATGGCTAACCTAGTTCGTAAAATGAACTTTGTTGGTAAGAAAGGCGATACAATTCATATTCCTGCGCCTATCCGTGGCGCTGCTGCGGCTAAAGCTGCTGCAACAGTCATTCAGATTGATGCGGCGACCGCTGAAGAAATGGTTGTGTCAATTGACAAGCACTACCACTATTCAAAGCTTATCGAGGATATTACTGCGATTCAAGCTCTTTCCTCAATGCGTAAATTCTACACTGATGACGGTGGTTATGCGCTTGCGACAAAGGTTGATTCAGACCTTATCGCTCTTGGTGCGGAACTAAACTCAGGTAACGGTACTGCTGCTTACAACGCTGCGTACTCTGGTGCTGATGGTACCACAGCCTTCGTTGATGCTACTGGTGTTGGTTCTGGCGCTCTAACAGATGCGGCGATTCGTAGAACCATTCAGCGTCTTGACGACAACGATACTCCCGGCTCACAACGGTATCTAGTTATTCCTCCTGTTGCCAAGTCAACACTTCTAGGTCTTGCTCGGTTTACTGAACAAGCCTTTGTTGGTGAAGCGGGTTCAGCGAATTCAATCAGAACTGGTAGAGTTGGTAATATCTACGGTGTGGAAGTCTATGTTACTCCACAGTGCGCCACTACAACTACTACTGGTGCTAGAATTGCGTTGATGTTCCATCGTGATGCGTTCCTTCTTGTTGAGCAAATGCGTGTCCGCGCTCAAACTCAATACAAGCAAGAGTATCTTGGTGATCTACTTACCTTCGATACCATCTATGGTGTGAAGTGCCTACGTGATGGAACTCTAACTGATGTTCCTACAGGTGGTTACGCTCTAGCCATGCCTGCCTAATAATCAGGATTAACGCGGGGATGGTTTGGATACTGTCCCTGCGTTTCTTATATAGGAGATAAACAATGGCTAATACAATCGGAACCCCTACAATCGTAGTGAATGGTAATCCAATGCAGTTTCGTGCTCTGGCAGACAGAGTGTGGACAGTTAAAGCTACTATTTCAAATCAAGATGCTGTAGCCATCGGAGATACTGCTAGATTTTCTCTTACTGTTCCCGGTGTTGCTCTTGGTGATATGGTGGTTGGAATTTCTGTTGATGAAGATCTTTCAGATGGAACAGACCAAGCAATTCTTTCTGGAATGGTAACTGCGGCTAATACGGTTGTTGTTCAAGTTGCGGCTGATGCTGGTGAATTTGCTGCTTCTACCTTGAACAACAAAGTAGTTAAAATGCTAATCATTCGTCCAAACTTTTAAGAGGATCTATGAAATTTAGATGTAATGCTTCTGGAAATATTTATGAATTTACTCTGCCTATCGACATTAAATCAATGTTAGAGAATCCAGAGTACACTAAAGTAGAAGATGAAGAAAAAGAAGCAGTTTCCCAAGCTGACGATTCACAAAAAGAACCTGAAAGAAAAACTCTACATCTAAAGAAACAAGCCGCCTAACGGCTATCTTTCAGAATAGTATAGGCTGGCGCAATGCTGGCCTATTTTATTTGTGGGGTCAAAATGCCTGTTAAATCAAAGAAACAAGAACGACTAATGCTTGCTGTAGCTCACAATAAAGAGTTTGCAAAGAAAGTAGGCATTTCTCAAAAGTTGGTAAAGAATTCACTAAAGAGAAACGGAAGAAGAAATAATGTCTGACTATACAAAAATTACTGATTTCGGTGCTAAAGATTCTCTAATCTCTGGTGATCCTTTGAAAGTTATTCGTGGATCAGAAATTGATGATGAATTTGATGCTATTGCTACTGCTGTAGCGTCAAAATATGATACTGCAACAGCTAATACAGCCCTAGATGCTAAGGCCGATCTTGCTGGAGATACTTTTACTGGTCCTGTGGTCTTACCTGCTGGTACTGCTGCTGCTCCTTCTCTAACTTTTGCTTCTGATACAAACACTGGTATTAGTAATCCTGCTGCGGATACTCTAGGGTTTTCTACTGGTGGTACTATTAGGGCGCAATTAAACAACAGTGGACTTGCAGTTGGAGACTATCTTTCGGCAGCATACCCTCTTGAAGCATGGAAGAATAGTGATGGTATTATTGCACGATTTGCAAGAGGGAATGGAACAAATAATCCACGATTGGAAGTATCGGCAGTAGAATCCACCAAGACACTCACTTTAGATGCTACTGGCTCAACTAGCCCAAATTTTGAAATCAAAACTGGTGGAACAACACGAATGTCTTTTAACACTACGGGACAAGTCGGTATTGGGACTTCACCAAACTCACTCGCCATGCTAAACGTAGAAGGTGTCACTGGCTGGACTGCATCAGGATGGTATAAATCAATCCGTCTTCCACAAACAAGAGCAATCCAGTTCACAGGCGCATCAAAACATTATGGCGTGGGAGCATCAGGTGACGAATTCTATATCTTCTCAACAACTGCTGAAGATGGTTCAGCGGCAGCAGACTATCGTTTGCGAATCTATTCTTCAGGACAGATTGGTATTCCCGCTCAGTATTCTAACACAACCGCCAGTGCTGCGAACGCCGTTGTTGATTCATTAGGTGTTATCTATCGTTCAACTTCTTCAAGAAAATATAAAGAACAAATTGAAGATTTATATCCTTCCTATGCTAATAAAATTCTAGAGTTTCGCCCTGTTTGGTACCGTTCTAAAGCAGACAGAGATAGAAAAGATTGGTCTTACTATGGTTTTATTGCTGAAGAAGTCGCTGAAATTGAGCCTAGATTTGTTGAATTCAGAGAGAATGAAGATGGTACATTAGAACCAGAAGGAATCCAATACGACAGAATGGTTGTTCCACTTATTGCTCTTGTTCAACAACAACAGAAACAAATTGAAGCTTTAGAAGCTAGACTAACTGCTTTGGAGGCTAAGTAATGGCTCAGAATACAATTTTAGTCTCTGGAACTACAGCAGCTACTAGTTCTACCTTTTCAGTCTCATCCAACAGCAATGTTGTTGTTGGTTTATTTGGTACCGGACCTGTTTCCGATGCAGTAGTCTGCCATATCAAAAAAGAAACTCCCGGTGGGGATGTTATTGTTGGAGTTCTTCAAGGCAGTACACCAGTAGTTATTGCTGGCCCCGGAATCTACAAAGTTGTTCGACCAGTAACAGTAGATAGCGTAGGCGTCTACACAGACTCATAAGGAATAAATATGTTTGACGTATTCAAAAGAAGAAAAGCTGTAACTCTAGCACACGCCAAAGGCTCAGAAGAACCCGCTGTTGCTAATAAATCAGAATTAGAGGTTCTAGTAGAAAAGAATCAAGAGCTAGGTAGACAACAAGATGCTATTAGACTTCAACGACTAGAACTTAGAAAAAGAATTGATGCTCTTTTAAATGGAGATAAGTAATGGCTAGCGGAATCTATATGCCCTTTATTGAGAATTGCTTTAAAGGCAACATTGACACTGATGTTGATACCTTTAAAGTAATGGCGGTTACTTCTACCTATACAGAAGATCTAGACCTTCATAACTACAGAGACGACATTACAAATGAAGCTTCTGGAACAGGTTATACTGCTGGAGGGAATACTGTAACTGTCTCTGTATCTGTGGATACTACGAATAATAGGGTTGAAATCTCTTTAGGTGGTACTACTTGGCCTACTTCTACATTTACAGCTAGAAAGTTTGTTTATTACAAGTCTAGAGGCGGATTATCATCAGCAGATGAACTAGTTGCTGTTGTTGATAACGGTTCAGATGTTTCTAGTGCTGGTGGTACATTCACTCTTAATGCTTCTACCTTAAGGGCGCAATTCTGATGGCTACTTTTACAAAATTTAATTCTTTTGTGGAGGCAGTAGCAGAGAAGAAGCATAATCTTGCTTCGGACCAACTTGTTATTGCCTTATCAAATACAGCCCCATCAGCAACTAATGCTGTATTGGCTGATATTACACAAATTTCCTATACAAATCTTTCATCTAGAAATGTAACTACTTCAAGTTCTTCACAGACTAGTGGTACATATTCTCTTGTTTGTTCTGATCTTGTTTTAACTGCCTCTGGTGCTGTTGCAACATTTAGATATGCTATTTTGTATAATGACACAGCTACTAATGATGAATTGATTGGCTATTGGGATTACGGTTCAAGTATTACAATGGCTAATGGAGAAACCTTTACAGTTGACTTTGGGGCTAATGTCCTAACACTAGCATGAGACTTACTCACAGAACTAATCGTGGTGGAACTAGCGGACCTCCCTCTGCTGTGTATGGTTTACTCTTTCCAAGCAACGTAAGCGGGTCCGATCAATCTGCGCCCTACGTCGCGCTGAAGTTCGCAAACCCGCACAGCAATGGCCTGCCGATCTGGGGGCCGAGCGGTGCCGGGGTGACGTACATATGGGAGTACACGCCAGCGCAGCAGACGGGCTACTACGTCACCTTCTGGTGGTCGAACGACGGTAGTTTTCTCTGGGACAGCGGCAGCAGCAACACCTACGTCGGCGCGCATCCTTACCCGCAGGCTGGCAACAACACCGGCACGACGCACTGGTGGGAGATCGCCGGGATGGGGTCTGGCGCGGACTGGACGGACACACTTGCAGGCACGAAAAAGACCGTCGTAAAAGATGTAAAATATACTCAAGCATTGAGAATTACAGTCAACGGCGATGGAAGCAAGACAGCACGTTTCTACACGTCATTACCTAGCGTAGCCAATGCAGACGTGATCGTGGGTACTGCCACGTCAGGATGGGGCGAGAGCAATCCGCCGAGTCCGTGCCTGACGTTTGGCGACTCGCCGTGGTATGCGAGTTTCCAGCACGAGCGCATGAGCGGCTTATTGGGTCGCGTGAAGATCATCGCAAAGAGCCTCTCCGAATCGGACCTGTTGGCCGAAGCTGCGGACATGAGCAGTCTGAAAACTTCTGATGGATTAACCAATATCTGGTGGGGGAAAACAACGTTCGATTCTGTAGATGACCTTACGTGCGACTACGGAACCGGCCGTGCATTCGCATGGGCGGACGCCAGCAACAAGGCGACACTGGTCGCGGCGGGATAGACGATGGGCGCTGCCTACCGTACTCACGTAGCCTCCGGTGTCGCAGACGGCGGCGCGACGACGTACGATAGTCCGTCGCTGACGACCGTCTCGGGCGACGTACTGTATGCGCTCGTCGTCAACTCGGACTACACGCCTGCCGAGCCGACCGGGGTTGCGTTCGATCCGACCGGGGTCAACGAGGCGTTCACCAAGGTCGGCAACGAGCAGACCTACGGGACGTATTACGGATGCTCGCTGTGGAGGCTGGTCAACCCTACGGTCAAAAGCGCGGTAATTCGAGCGACGTGGGCGGCGGGAAAAGGCGAGCGGCTCATTATTGCTGTGGCCTATTCGGGTGTCGATACGACGACGCCGAACGGCACGATTGTTCCTGTTGTCAACGCGACCGGATCGACGACCGCTGTCACAGCGACCGCGACAACGACTGCTGGGCAACTGGTCGCTGCGTTCGCCGCACTTGGGTCGAGTAGTGCGCAATACCGATTCGATTCGCCGAGCGGGACGGAGCGGGTCGAGGCATCGACGAGCGGCACACCATACGACACCGCTGCCGCGCAGGATCAAACCGCGAGCGGGTCGAGCACGTCTCCTGCGTGGACGCAGGCTAATTCGAGCGCCGCGTCCACCGCGCCGTGGGCGATCTTCGTGGTCCCGCTCAATGATGCGGCGGCGGGCGGAGGTTCTTATACATTAACTGCCGATAGTGGTTCTTTTGTATTAACTGGATCTTCAGCAGGAACACTATTCAATAGGGTTCTATCAGCAGGGAGTGGTTCTTTTGTATTAACTGGTGCTGATGCTTTACGTGATTTAAGTATGGCAGCAGATTCAGCCAGTTTCGTATTAACTGGTGCTGATGTAACTTTAACTTATAATACTTCTTCTGGCGGCACTGTAAATGGACAAACATTAACTGCAACATTATCCTTAATTGCTGGTTCAGTAAATGCCGGTGCTCTTGTTAGTGGTTCTACAGTCTCTACAACACTATCGTTACTTTCTGGTTCAGTTAATGCCGGTGCTGCTGTTTCTGGACAAACAGTTTCTTCTACCATGTCTTTAGTTGCTGGTTCAGTCAGTGCTGGTTCTCTAGTGTCTGGAACTACTTTGATTACTGATCTATCTTTGATTGCTGGAAGTGCTTCTGCCATTCAGAATGCTACAGTTAATGGGTATGTGTTTATTACTAATATGTCTCTTATCACTGGCAATGCTTTCACAGATGGCACAATAAAAGTCTATAACCGTCTTTTATTTTCTCCTGTGCAACCTTTAATTAGACCACTTATAGAAAAGATTATTAATGATGATTAACTTACTAACTTTCTTAGCTTGGCTCGGATATAGTGTTCTATGCTTTTCAGCAAGCATCTTGTCTACTATCTTAGCTCCCTTCGTGGTTCCTTTTGCAGATAAATATTCTGGTACACTCCCTAGCGGCTTCAGGTGGATGGAGACATTCGACCAACCCCTGCCGGGAGACATGAACGAACCACAAGTTAAATGGATTTATGAAAAGTTTGGTTGGTATGTTAGTTCTGTTCACTGGCTTTGGAGAAATAAAGCATATGGTGTTTCTAAGCTTTGGAGAGCACAGATTAACGAACTATCAAAAGCCAAGTTTCATATTAAAGGAAACAGAGATAAAGGGTTTTATCTAATTACTGTAGAAGATGGATTAAATTGGTGGTTTGAGTTTAGATTCTCTCTACCGTTAAAGTGGTTCAAACTTGTTCTTAGAGCAGGTTGGAAACTTACTCCGTATCTAGATAGAAACGGAGTAGACTACAAAAATTGGGATAAGACCAACGCTGGTATTCAAGTTTTAAGCATTTTATCGAGGTCTATAGATGGCTAAACCAAAATATCCTTTTCCTTTAGTAGAAGTAAACTGGTTAGATGCTCAAACGTCTCACGGATGGGAAGATAAAGACGAAATTGATTCTGAAGTACCTATAGTAACAACTGTAGGCTTTCTTCTGAAAGAAACTGAAGATTCTGTAGTCATTGCCTCTACAATTGGTCAGGATAAAACCCATAATAGTAGGATTTTAATACCAATCGGAATGATTAAAGAAAAAAGGATTTTTAGATGAATGCCTATGAAACAACTAAATTAGATGAACTAGATAGAGAGTTTATTAAACACGAAGCTACCTGCAAAGCAGAATATGAATATATTTCTAACAGATTGGATAGATTAGAAAAAATTATGATTACTGTTGCTGGAACATTAATTCTTTATTTCGGCACTAGCTTTTTTGAAATACTGAAAAATATGGGTGGAAGTTAATGACTTACTTAGAAATTATCAACTCTGTTCTTAGGAGACTAAGAGAGAATACAGTAGTAGCTAGTGTAAATTCTACTTATGCTACAATGATCGGAGAGTTTGTTAATGATGCTAAAGAAGAAGTAGAGAGAGCGCATCTTTGGAATGCTCTTAGAAATACTGTAACAGTTACAACTACTCCTAGCACTTCACAATATTCTCTAACTGGTTTAGGACAATCCTTTACAATCCTTGAAGTCTATAACGAGACAAATAAGTATGTAATGTGTCAAGTCTCGCCAGCAGAGCTAAAGAAAAGACAATTATTTACTTCACAAGAAGGCATCGTTGTTGAATATGCCTTTAATGGGATTGATAGCAATGGAGATATCAAGGTAGATTTCTGGCCTACTCCTAACACATTAGAGACTGTCTCTTTCCATGTTTATAAGCCTCAAGCGTCTCTTTCTAGTGATTCCACTGTGCTCCTTATCCCATCTAAGCCTGTAGTGTTGGGAGCTTACTGGAGGGCTGTCAGAGAACGTGGAGAAGATGGAGGCAATATCTCTCCTGATGCTGAGAAAGAGTATAGAATAGCTTTAGGCGATGCTATTGCTATGGATTCTGAACACACTAACCATCAAACAGATTGGGTTTCTCTATAATGGCTAAAGACTTAGGTTCATCAACAGTCAATGCTCCGGGTTTCTATGGGTTGAATACTCAGGATTCCAGCGTTGGATTGCAAGATGGTTTTGCCATTATTGCTAACAACGCTGTTATTGATAAATCTGGTAGAATTGGATCTAGGAAGGGATGGACTATTGCCAATACTTCTGGAGCTTCTATCTCTACCAAGAAAGTTAAAGCACTTCACCAGCATTTTGATTCTTCTGGTAATAGTTACACTTTAGTTTGTGCTAACAATAAGCTTTATAAACTATCTGATGCAGGAGCACTTTCTGAATTAACTTATGGTGGTGGTGGAACTGCTCCAACAATTACAGACGACCACTGGAAGATTGTGAGTCTTAATGGTATTGCCTACTTCTTCCAAGAAGGGCATAACCCACTATACTTTGATCCAGCTACTAGCACTACCACATACAAGAGGGTTACAGAACATGCTAGCTATGCAGCAACAGTACCAGAAGCTAATGCAGCTATCGCCGCCTATGGTCGTATTTGGGCTGGCAGAACAGCTACTAATAAAACAACTCTGTATTGGTCAGATCTTTTACTTGGATATGATTGGACTGTTTCTCCAGCAGGATCAATAGATTTATCTTCCGTATTCACTAATGGTGTGGATGAGATTGTAGCTATTGAAGCTATTGGAGGCTTACTAGTTATTTTCTGTACCAAATGTATTATTCTCTACGAAGGTCCAACTGATCCTGATCCAACAAGCTCATTTAAATTACGCGAAGTAATCAAAAATGTTGGATGCGTGGCTAGGGATTCTGTACAGAATACAGGAAATGATATCTTCTTTCTTTCACAGTCTGGAATTCAAGCTCTTTCAAGACTACAAACTAATGATACTGCTCTGCCTATGAAAGATATCAGTAGAAATGTAAGAGACGATGTTTTAAACTATGTATCAGGAACTACTGATAAAGACTCTATTAAAGCGGTATATCATCCTATTGAGGCTTTCTATGTTCTATCTTTTCCTGATATTGGAAAATCCTTCGTCTTTGATACAAGAGCCTTCTTAGAGAATGGTGCTGCTAGAGCAACAACTTGGTCTTTAGCTCCTACTGCTTTTTTGAGTAAAACTGACAATTCCTTATTACTTGGATTAACAGGGTATGTTGGTACTTATTCGTCATATTCAGACAATACTAGTGCTATTAGATTTCAATACTATACAAACTACAGAGATTTAGAATTGCCAACTATCCTAAAGATTTTAAAAAGAATCTCTTTTACTTTACTAGGTGCTGCTAGTCAAGCTGTAGTTATTAAATGGGGATTTGATTATTCTTCTTCCTATTCAAACCTGATTGATACACTAGATGCCACAGGTAATATTGCTTATTATAATATAAGCGAGTATAATACTACTTCTGAGTACACTACTGGATTAGTTATTGATAGAGTATCCATTCCCGCAACTGGTTCTGGTTTAGTTCTCCAAATGGGTATTGAAGCTGAAGTAGAAGATGCTCAACTTAGTGTTCAAGCTTTGAATATCTATGTAAAACAAGGTAAAACAGTATGATTCAGTCTTTATTTACTTCTCCGTGGACTACTAGACAGGAATTTTTTGATCGTCTAGGAACAGCATTGGGAACTCCAATTCAGACATATAATGCGGGGAAAAGAGGGGTTCAGGGAGATTTTTCAATTAATGATCTTCAAATGATTGCTGCTGCTACTGGAGATCCTTATGCTTATACTGACCCATCTATGGGTCAGTATGTTCCTGCTCAATATAGGTCACAGACATTAGAACAGCTTTTTCCGGGTTACTCAATTTCTGGTGGAGAGGCTGTTTTTGGTGGTGGAGAAGGAGGTTTATCTGGATTTACTCCTTTCACTTTCAATTCAGCAGTTATGCCAGACCCGGCTCAAACAAATAGGCACGCTGGCCGGTGGTCAGGAACATTAGATCCACAAACAGGAAAAATTTCAGGATTACAATGGATTAATCAATCTACTACTGGAGGTTTTCTACCAGATCTGTTGACTGATTACGGATGGGCTATTCCATTGGCTTTTGCTGGTGCTGGTGCTGCTGGCTTATTGGGAGGAAGTGGTGGAGCAGGAGCAGCAGCAGGAGCCTATGTAAGCCCTGAAATTGCAGGGATGGCTGCACAGACCATTCCCGCCGCTGGCACAAGCTCTACGGGCCTTTTAGGGGGCTTGGGAGGGATTATGGATGGCATTGCTCCTGCTCTGCCTTCTGGTACAGGATTTGGTTTAACTGGTGGCACTGGATTGTCTGGTGGAACCATCATGGGAGACGCTTTATTAACAGGGGGTGGACTAGCTCCCGGCATAGCAACTGCCACGGCAGGAGGTTCAAATATGGGATGGTTAAGCAACGCCTTCGATTGGATTACAGGCGATACAGGAAGCAATCTTTTAGGCAGGTTAGGTTCGTCTGCTATTCAAGGATTATTTGCTAATAACACAGCCAATAGAAATATTGATGCTGCTAGGGATTCCTTAACGGCTCAGATGGCTTTAGGAAATAGAGCTTTAGATGAAGCTAGATTCAAGCCGGTTAATATTACTAGTAACTTAGGTTCTACTTCGTGGGAAATTGGCCCTGACGGAAAACCTACTGCTGCCACAGCTAATCTTTCACCACAGATGCAACAATTAATTGCTCAAGCAATGGGTAAAGGATTAGATACATTAGGTGGAATTAATGCTGGCACTCCAGAACAACTAGCACAGGCAGAGTTTCAAAGATATTTAGACTATGCTAGACCTAAACAAAACGATTTATTCTCCAGCCTACAGAACAGGATGAGTGCTCAAGGTGTTCTTGGGTTTGGAGTGGGAGACACTAATGCTACAAGTTATAATCCGCTTTATAGGGATTTTGCTTCGGGTATTGCCGATTCTGATTATGCTGCTTATAAACAAAGCCAAACGCTAGCTCAAGACCTTACTAATAACACACTAAAACGTGCCTTGACTTTATTTGGTGCTGGTACCGAGGCTGATGCTTATGGAACAAACCTATTGAAGCTCTCTGGAGAACTAGGTGGAAGAAATGTTAATGCTGCTGGAGCTAATGCCTTGTTAACTGCTGGTACAGCAGGAAATCAAAGCCTGTTGAGTGCTACACAAGCTGGCAATGCTGCTGTTGGCTCTATCTTCGGTAATGCTGCTCAACAGATGGGTCCATTACTAACTGCTATTTTAGGTGGATTAAAATAATGGCTGAACAAACTTCATTATTCGGTGTTGATCCTGCTTTAATTGAGCAAGCTTTAACCGCTCAAAAGCAGAAAAACGCTTTCGATCAAGCTCAACTTACTCCGCTACAGCTTCCAGTTTATATGGGAGCTATGGCAGGGCAAGGTATTGGAGAAGGTCTAAGAGATATTGGTGGCGCTATGATGGGGAAGGACCTACGTGATCCTAGAATCATCAAAGCTGAGAAGATGAAAGCCGTTTTAAAAGCTGTTAGAGATAGTGGTACTGATCTAACTAATCCTTCGGATTACTATTCTAAAATTGCTCAAGAACTGAATAATCAAGGCTTGTATGAAGAAGCTATTCAAGTAGCTGATAAGTCTCAAAGCACTGGTTTAGAAGCTCTAAAGAAGAATACTGAAATTGAAAAACTTAGAGCAGAGGCTATCGCTAAACTTAGAGAAAAAGAAAGTAATATTCAGACTCTACAGAGAGAAAGAGAGAATTATCTAAAAACTGGTAGACCTGATTTAGCTAAAGAATCTGAAGCACAGATTCAAAAATTAAATACTGGTGAATACAAAGTAATTACACAGGGTTCTGGAGATAATCAGCAAGAAGTCTTATATGATACTGTTAATAACAGAGTAGTAAAAGAATTTACTCCGTATTCTAAAAAGCCTATGGTTCAGGTTGACCTTGGTAATAAAGCCGGTGTTGTCGGACTAGAAGCTTGGAAAGAGGTTTGGGTTCCTATGGTCAAACAGTTTAATGACAAAAACTTAGCTGCTCAGGAAACCTATGGCAAACTGGAAGATATCAGAAAGTTAGTAAATTCTGGAAATCTTAACTTAGGTGGTCTTGGTAATTTTAAACAGGAAATGTCTAGATATCTATTTAGTGCTGGTTTAGCTACTAAAGAACAATTGAGCAAAATGGAAGATACAGACTTGCTTAAAGCCTATGCCATGAATTTCATTCTTCCAAAGATGAAGATGCTTGGTGGTTCAGACAGCAACCAAGAACTAGAAAAGATTGAATCTTCTTTTGTTAACAACAGATGGACATTAGGCACAATGCAGAGATTACTTGATATCTCTGAAAAAGAAATCAAGAGACAACTAGATTTAAATAAAAAACTAGAAACTCACTTAGCTAACGGAGGTAATCCTCTAGCATTCAATCCTGTTTCTGGAAATATCATCAATAATAAAGAGTGGTTTGGCTCCAGTTCCGGTCCTTCTGCTCAGGGTTTAAAGCCTATTAGTATTGATAAACCAGCAGAACCTTCTAAACCAACTCAGCCTGCTCTTACTCCAGAAATGAGAGCAAAAATCAGAGCAGTAAATCCCGGTAGAGAATTAACCGATGAAGAAATTGATGCTGCTTACGCTAAAAGAAAAGGAAAATAAGAATGGCAACAAGTCGTTCAGTAATGGATAAAGAAAATCAAGCTTCCGGCTATGAAAATGTCTTAGCCGGGGCTTTATCTTCTTTAGCTGATTTAGGATTAGGATGGCCTGATCTATTTTTATTTGCTAAGTCTCTAGCCACTGGTAAGTCTGTAAGAGAAGCTTTACAAACTCCCGGAGTAAGCGCAGAAGCTAAAAAGAAACTGGAAGAACTAACTAATCTACCTGTTGAGGGAGCTACGCCCGGTAAAGAAGGCTTCTATGCTTTCGGACAAGGAGCTATCCCTATCCCTATTGCCAAAGCAAAGACAGGCTTAGGTATTGTAGCTTCCATGCTTGGCGGCGCTGCCGCAGGTGGTTCTATTTCTTTAGTGGGTTCTACTTTATTCCCTGATAGTCCTGCTGCTCAAGTGGCTTTAGGTTTCATTCCTTTCGCTGGTGGAGCTGCTAGAGGTTTGACAAGAGAATTAGTAGCTGCTAAGTACAGAGGCAAGTTAGCCCCGGATGCTTTGGAAAAGTTTAAAGAAGGTAGACTTACTTTAGGAGAACTTACAGGTGATCCAAAGATTCTCCACCAAGAAGAATTCTTCAGAACAAACCCCGTAACCGCTCAAAAGGCTGGAAAATGGGAAGCTACAAGAAAGGCTGATCTGGAGAATGCTTTAGCTAACATCGTTTCTAAACCTGTAGCACTAAGTACAGAGGCAATTGGTGTTCGTGGCTTTAAAGCCTTTGAAGCAAGAGCCGAAGCTGTGAAGAAGATTCATAAAGACTTAACTGCTACAGAATTCAAAGCTGCTCTTGAAGGGCTTCCTGCCCACCTTAGAGATAAAAGAATCTTTGATACTTCTTTAATCAACGTTGTAGTAACTGACCTATTAAATGAATACAGAGGGTTAGCTAAGACCTATGATGTTAAGCAAGTTATTAATCAGTTAGAAGAAATTCAAGCAGGCTTGTTAGATACTTCTGGAATGCCTAAGCCTTTAACTGGTAGAGAATTCCAAGCTCAACTAAGACAGTGGGGAGAAAAAGCCGCCACAGGGGAAGGTTTATTCAAAGATGTTGGGGTATCTACTACTAAAGGAATTGCTTCTAAGGTCTTTGGAGCTTTCACAGACACTCTGCAACAAACAGCAGACAATTTAGATATCAAACAATTTGCACCAGAAATCTCTGATGTTGCTGCCAAGTTAAAAGAAGCTAGATCAAACTTCAAAAGAAGAAGCGAAATGTTGGAGGTTGAACAGAAGAAGCCTATTAATAGATTCTTTGCTGAAAGAGGAATTACTGATGCTGTAGCTGATCCTGAGAAAGTCAGAAATGCTCTTTTAAATTCCTCAGACACGGAAAGAAGATATCTATTTGATGTTCTAGAGAAATATGATCCAGAATTAGCTACAAAGATTAGATCCGATTTATTCGACAGATTGATGCAAAAAGGATATGTTAAAGGGGCTAATGATGTAGAGCCTAAATTCTCTCCAGAACAGTTCTTGAAAGCCTTCGATGAAGCATCCATGAAAGACGCTAGATTCTTGGCTGACACCCTTCCAGACCCAAAGCAAAGGGCTGAGTTTCTTAATAGGGTAGGAGAAATGAGAAAGATGGCTTCTCATGGATTTGTGATGCCTGATGATACTGGAAAGATGCTTTCTGGCGCTGCTGCCACTGTGACTGGTATGCGGGCTGTGGAGTCATCCTTCATTACTAATGCCTTTACTGGTTTACGCAACTATGTTGTAGGTAAAGAGCAAATGTATAATTATCTTTTTAACCCTCAAACTCCGGGGAAACCCGGCATTGAACGGTTCCAAAATGCCATGCTTGGAACCGCTAAAGGAATCTTTAATCAGAATCCTTTCAACTACAGTCAGGGTTTACTAGGGGTCTACCGAGGGATGCAGGCAGAGCGGGAGCTACAAATGCCCGCAGAAGCCCCTAAAACGGCTCAGAAGCCTCCAAAACAGGGAGAAGATATCCTGATACCAGACGACCTTCTGAAAGGCTCAGAAGCCGATATAGTCATTCCAGACAATCTTACGTCAGAATCGTCAGGAATGGTATCGCATGAGGATTTTCCAAAAGTATCCCCGGAGGAACAAGCCCAAAGGGATGCCGTGGCACAGCAATTGATTGCTGGAGAGGCTACAGGGGAATCTAGGGGAGAACCATATACCTTGGAGCAGAAGCAGAATCTAAAGAGAATGCGTATCCAGAATATTCAACAGGAAATGCAACTTCAGCGTAGAAATCCTGCTGCTATTCAAGCATTGACTGTAGAACTACAAAGGGAATTGGCTAGGCCATGAATTATAATAGACTTATAGAACAATTGAAACTCCATGAGGGTGTTCGTGATCGACCTTATAAAGATTCTGTAGGAAAGCTGACCATTGGTGTAGGTAGGAATCTAACTGATAAGGGACTTAAGCCTAAAGAGATAGAATACTTATTAATGAACGATATCATGGACTGTATAGATGATTTGAACAAATACCTTCCGTGGTGGCGACAACTGAACGAAGTTCGTCAAAGAGTTCTTATGGATATGTGTTTTAATCTTGGTATCGGCGGTTTGTTAGGTTTTAAAAATACACTGGCATTCATCCAATCTGGTGACTACGAACAAGCCTCACAGAATATGTTGTTGTCTAAATGGGCAAGTCAAGTAGGACAAAGATCTAGGCGATTGTCCGAAATGATGCGAACAGGACAAGACTACGAAGAATAAAAAAAAGCCCCTTTTCAGGGGCTTAATTACTTCTAGGCACTATTCAAATCTCACAGTATCCAGCAACGCAAGCTAGCTGCTGCGCCCCTTCTACATTGTCCGTATTCTCGATAAATTCTTCCCAATTGATTGATTTAGGCATCTTTGCCTCTAGCTCTTTGTACTGTTCTTCTGTGATAGCTTCATAAGGAGCTTGTTTATAGATTCCGCCATCAAAGGGTAGAAAAGAGATTCCAGAAATAATGTCAAAGTGTGCGTAAACTGTAGCACCCATTTCTAACCACTCATGCTCTTTAACCATAAAGGTTACAGAGGGTTTATGCTCACACCAATACTCAGCGAATAATTTCCAGATCTTGAAATGCTGATAGCTGCTTACTTCATCCCTCACCAAAGCATTCTTTGGTGCTTTCATCGGAAAGCTGAATACTGTTGTTGACTCTGGCTTATGAAAGTCAGGCTCCCAAGGAATGCCTTGAGACTTCATAAAGTTTGTCAAGGGATCTTTATTGTCTGACCTTACCCTACGAATATAATACTTAGCAAATCTAGGGTGTATGCCAGAACTAGAATCAACCAACTGGCTAACAGTACCACTAGGCTTGACGCAAGTAATAGCCACAGAAACGTTAATACCGAATTTTTCAGCGTATTCTTTGTTAGTTTCAATTGCTACCTCTTTAATAGCTGTAAGCACTTCACCATTCATCATTAATGGCACATTGTCAAAGATTCCAGTTAAAGACACTCCTAACAATCTTTCTTCTTCCGTATTTCTTGTCCATATCTTTCTGAGATATGGAAAGTGGGTAAGAGTAGACTGTAGTGTTCCTAGAATAGTAGCTAATCGTACTTTTTCCTCTAAAGTCTCTAGAGTATCTTCTGATCTGACAACTACTTCCGTCAGGTTACAGAATTGATTTCCTCTAAGAATAATTTCAGAGCATGGGTTTGTTCCAAAATCATAATCTGGATTCCTTCTTCCATTCTCTTTTACTTTTTCAATAGAGGCTTTACGGTTAAAGATTCCTCTTTCACCACTTCCACTCTCATAGAGACTAGTCCACTCTCTGAGAAACCTACCCATATCAGGACGACCATCATAAACTGCGCTATTGTTCGCTAAAGCTCTTTGAGGATTGTCAATCCACCAATTACCTATTTTGCAATGGCGCATAGAATCATCGTCAAGGTCTGATAAGCTAATCATAGCACTTCTACGCACTCCACCAACTACTACAACCTCTCCAATCTTGCAGAGGATATCGTGGCACTCTAGAGACGTTAAGCGTCTGCCAGCGGCTTTGATGAAGGTACGAACAACAAAATCAAACAATTCCTCTAGCGGTCTAGGGCCGGAAGCGCGACCACCAAAGACCTTTAATCTGGCTCCAGCAGGACGAATTTTGGATAGATCCCACTTAGGTACTTCACCACTCCACAGGAGGGCTAGAAGCTGTCTAAGAGCCTTGCTCCAACCTTCCTTGCTGTCATGCACTACGATGGTAGTACCACTATCAAAGAGCTTTTGAGGAATCTCAGGAAGCTTGGAAATATACTTCTTCTCGACAGAGAAGCCAACACCAGTACCACAGAGAAGAATAAACATAGCCTCATCAAATGACTTCATATCATCAATAGGCAGATATGCACAATTGTAGCCACAGGTGTTATCTCTTTCTAGAGCAGGTCCAGCAGTCATTAATGCTCTCATAGAAGGCATTAATTCTCTATTCAAGATAGCCTGTTCAATGGCTGTCCAGTCTTTCTCTGAGATTTCCCCTTCAGCTTTATTTTTCATAAAGGCTACATACCGGGAAACTGTTTCGTCCCAATTCTCTCTACGACCTTTATCGTCAAGGAAACGAGCATAACGAGATTTAGCAATATACTGTTCATAAACTCCCATTTCAGTCATAGTCGTTTCCGTAGTAATCTTCACTATCTTCTTCTTCATATTCAGTGTATTCTTCACTTTCCTCATCAAAAACATCATAATCATTGTCATCAATGAGTTCTTGTAGCTGTTTTCTTTTCATTGGAATCCTATCTTCAAAAGCATCTAGTAAATCATCAGACGTAATCTCCAATGCCTCAAGCAAAGTAATTTCATCAATACGTCTAAGCTCTCTTTTTAGTTCGTGAAAGGTTCGCTTAATCATTCTTGCTTAGGCTTTTTAAACTTTTCGTAGCTTCTATAAGCACCAAGACCTAGCATACCAGTCAATAAGACATATAATTGTTCTGTGTCTAATTGAGGCGGAACAGGAACCACTAGAATGTTAGCAAGCCAGACAAGCAAAGGATAGACTACCGTGTAGGCTAATCCTGTTACACAAATCCAGCCTGCTCCGGGTCGCCAGCCTGATTTGAATAGTGAATCAGACTTAGCTTCCTCAATATTTGTATCCATCTGCTTTAGAGCAATGGCTGTCTCATTAGCTTTATCAGCTAATCGCTCATTCTGAGTCAATTGGAGTAATTTGAATTCTGCTTCAGCCCTTTCTTTGGCCTGAGCAATAGTGTCAGGAAAGACAGCATCAATAAGCTGTTTACCTGCTGTAATGATTAGCTCGCCCAAAGGGGCGGCGATTAGTGCGGGAAGTGCCATATTATCTCCTTATAATTATCTTGGAGCAGGTAGAGGGAGTCGAACCCTGCTCTGCACAGCTTGGAAGGCTGGCGACGCACCTTGCGCTTACCTGCATCTGGTGCCACTGGCAGGACTCGAACCTGCAAATTACGGCTTCTAAGACCGCTGCCTATACCAATTCGGCTACAGTGGCATTACTGGTCAGTCTAAGAGGATTTGAACCTCTACCGCTACGCCCCAAACGTAGTACGCTACCGTTACGCCATAGACTGGTGGTGGAAGCTGTAGGATTTGAACCTACGGAACCTTTTCAGATTCGACGGTTTTCAAGACCGTTGCAATAAACCACTCTGCCAAGCTTCCATGTTTAAAGCAGAGGATGGAGTCGAACCACCTATCTTCAGCTTATGAGGCTAACGAGATACCGTTTCTCTACTCTGCTAACTCTATTGGTGCTACAGGAAGGAATCGAACCCTCAACCCCTTGATTACAAATCAAGTGCTCTACCTATTGAGCTACTGTAGCTTTCTTACCTTTTACAAACTCTGAATAAGTTTTATTGCCTACTTGCCACCAAGCTTTCTTCTTTCCATGCTTGGCAGCAGTTTTAGCTGGCCCTCTGAAGCCTTTAACTCTATTGCGTTGTTTAGCTTGAAATACCAGTCTAGCGTTTTTGCTGTTTCGGCTCATTAGAAGATTCCTTAATTGGTCTCACTGGAAGGATTTGAACCCTCGACATTCCGGGTAGAAGCCGGATGCTCTAATCCGCTGAGCTACAGTGAGATTATACCTTAACTGTACTTACGTTTCAAGTAGTCCAGAGAAATAAACATTTCATCAAAAGAACCATCTTCAACTTCATTCAGCATGATGATGCCTCGCCAATGATTGTTAGCCTGTGGCCCCATGTATGGTTCATCGTGTTCGTAGCAACTTCCAGCAATGATAGCTGTAATCTGCCTTCCATCGGCTCTAAAGCCTGTGGCTATCTGTCTACCCTGCTGATGCCCTGCGATACAGCTTTGATGCTTTGTTGCGATAAGTCTTTGAGCACTGGCAACGGGCCTGCCCATAGGGCCAGAAACAAAATAATGACAGTATACAACACCATCAATGACAACCGGAACAAGAAAATCTTTAACATCCCACCCCCAATAAGAGTAACAAAGATCATTAACAGAAATGACCCCATCCAATTCCGGGGAATCTTCTACTGCTCTGTTAATTCTATTCTCATGGTTTCCTAATGTCAATACCAACTTAGGATTCCATCCTTTTTTCTTATTCTTGGATAGCCTACTTTGTTCCTTTACTATAGGAAACATTAAGTTATCCATAGCAATAATGGATGCCTCAATATCTTTTTTGTAGCGTCGTCCTTCAAAGCTCTTTTTACCTTTATCATAAGACGATAAAGACGACATATCGGCGAAGTCGCCAATCTGTACAATTACATCAGGGCGCTTGTCAGCAGCATAATTACCTACACAGGTTAAAAAGGATGAATCAACTCCATCCTTTACCTGAACATCAGGGATTACTAGGTGTCTCTTACTCATGGATTTCTTTTAATGTTTTCCCCGCGTGAACACTAACACCAGTAATTAAGAGCCTGCTACGAATATTAGCAAACCCAAAGCCTTCTAAGGCTCTAGCAACTTCGTCTAAGATGCCATCCCACGAAGTTAATTTGTCATCATATTCAGGAGTATTAGACACAGTGATAGTCATAGATTTTCCATGTCCATCTGAATATGAAAAATTAATATAAGCGTTTTCATCACCCATTTGACTTCTCCATTAAAAAGTGCCACGAGACAGGAAACAACTGTAACATGATTTTGTCTATTTGTAAAGCAACTTCTTGAGTCTCTTTCTGAGTGTGAGAATCCAAACGAAGCTTACACACTCTAGAGAAGGCGGCGAGTGATCCGCTCCAAATCCACTCAGTCATGGTATTCAAAGGAAGAACCATCCTAGCCTGTTCTGGACATACTCCGTGTTCCAGCAACTTCTCATACGTAATTAAAGCTCTTAAAGAATTATCAAAATTGAAATCAAAGCCCAAATCAACTGTTTCAGTGCTAGAGCCTTGCTTTACATTCTCGGCCCTACAGCGCCATTCATCGGGTAGGTAGAACTCAGGTTCGCTATCTACATAGCGCCTACTAACCTCATTCCAGCACAGCCCTACTTGATGCTTAACCAACTGCCTAGCAATGAAGATAGGAGCTTTAATACGGAAGCTTACAAAACAGTGACCAAAAGGAGTCCAATGATTATTCTTAGCTAGATAGCTAATGAGTTTAATGTCTTTCTCTGGTAAAGACAAAATTATATCTTCCCCAACAGGAGTTTGGATATATTCACTTTCCTTATCAAAGGAGACTCTAGCAGCATTGACCACTGATAGGTCAGTACCCATAGAGTCTAGCAAAGTTACTTTTGTTTTAGATATCTTCATCGCTTCGGAACAATGGAAAGATTGACTTATATGGTTCACCAAAACCATAAAGAATTTTGGTGCCTTGCTTTTGTGCCTGACTAGGCAGTTCAACTTTGTTTATGCTGGCTTCTTCGTTTTCGATAAGCTTCTCTAAGTAGTGTTGGGCCTTCTTCAGATCAGCAAGGCCACCTTTCTTACGCCACCGAGAAACGTATTTTACAACATTGCCGTCTAGATAGCCTAGCTCCCAAGAGACAATTGCATCCCACGGTTCAATAGAAGTCTTATAGTGAGTACCACCAATCTGCTTCTGATTCGCTTTACTTTCCATTTAATAATCCTTACTTATCATCATAGGCTTCTCTTAGGACTTGAAGCTGTAGAGCCATTTCAAAGAAATAGGTAGCGTCCACGACCGCTAATGGAGCACTACCATTTTCCTTAATAATCAACAAAGGCTCTCCCCATTCCTTGTCAGCATGGGCCAATGCCTGCTCGTAGTCCCTAAAAACAGCAATAGCTGCCCTGCTTTTGCACTCAATGACGAATGGAAACATCCTTTTAGCGTGGGCAGATAATGTAACGTCTGTTCCGCCTGCGCCCATAGAAGTGCTACGAACATCAGATGGGTCTAAGGCAAATAAAGAAATGATCCTGTCTCTAACCCATTGCTGGAGCTTTCTTCCTTTAGCTTTTGCGGATTGAGGCTTCATTCTTCAAACTTAATTGAGACTTTATTAAATACTACATCGGTTCTTTCATGGGCAAGTTTCAATAGCTGATTTAATGCTGTTAAATTATCAATGATTTCATCTTGATAAAGCTTTCCTTCATCAATATCCTTGATGAATTCATCCATATCAATGATGAGCGATTTAACAAACTCTCTAAAAAAATCTCTGTAGTCCATTTCTTCAATCATTTTAAGCCCCCATAATATGGCGATAAGCCTTGATAATGTTCGTAACGTCTTTACGAACAAGGTTATAGATATGCGCCGCAGCCTCACTAGCTACTTGAATCTTTCCACCTGCATCAGGTTTAGATGCAATTTCATTGTAATGTTTCACCAGTGAGTTCAAACCTTCCTCATACTTCTGAAGGGACTTCAGAAACATTACTTGATTGGTGGTTGCCATATTTGGTTCTCCTGTCGTCTAATCCAAAGTAGACGCCCATTTTCAATAACCCTTGCGGTGTTACCTTCGTAGGCTTCCACAACTTTAGCAAATAAATCTGATTCTGTCAAGGCCCCTTCTAGGATTTTAGCTGCTTTGACAGGCCCGATACCTTTTAAGCCGATGATGTTGTCTACCCTGTCGCCAGTTAAGATTTGAGTATAAAACCAGACTAGAGCATTCCATTCGTCTACACTATACCGCACCCTTTTGACGAAATTATAATGATCCCCTGGAATCATGTCTAAATCTTTATCAATTGTAACGATTACCGTGTTACTCGGATCATTGCAACAGGCTATACCAATTGCATCATCGGCTTCCTGCCCCTCTACGATCTGGAATCCATAAGCATCCACTAAGTAATCTCTTAACTCATCGTAATGCACTGGCTTTGCTCCGCTCCTATTACCTTTGTAGGGAGCAGTCACAGCTATTGTTTCTCTGAAATTACCAGTGGATGCTGTCAGGAATCCTTCATATGTCTCTACATCCTCTAGATCGAAGGTGAGTAAATCCATAATTCCTTCATCTATACGGGCTTTGCATATCCAGAAAGGATCATTGTTGGCAGCAAAGCCGTAACGATAAACTAGGATATCACCGTCAATTAGAGCTTTTTTCATTAAAATGCTTCTTCTTCGTCGTCTACATCTTCAGAATCATCTTCATACTCAACAAGCTCCGTAACAACAAGCTTCTTGAGAGAAGGCGAAATACCTTTCTTGTTCTTAAAGGTCCATTCATACGTGCCGATAGTGGCTTTAACTTCTGAGCCATTGCCAACAGGAACGTCCACAGTGCTTCCATCAGGGAATTGCGCTGTGATGGGACGATTAGACTTGCACGTAATAAAGTAACCTTTTTCTTCTTGATCGGGCCTAGTGCGGACTTCAACACCAAGCTCTTGCAGAGCTTCTACCGCTTTATCCGATAGATTACAAAGATCAACTTGATATTTTCCAGAAAGATCATTGGGCTTCTGGAGATTAGCCCACATAGTCTTTGCAGAAACTTTGATAAACTTAGCGCCTTCGCCTTGTTTAGCGGGTTTTTGCTGTTTATTGGCAGTCGGTAATTTCATGTATCCTATCTCCGGTTAAGTGTTGATTTGACGCAGCTTATCCGCAACTGTCAGAGCTAAAGCTGCTTCTGACTGACTAGCCTTTACTTCAGCTTGCAGTAAAAGAATAACCTGCATCTTAGTTTCAGCCTGTGCGTAGCAACGCTGACGAATATTATCCAGCTCTTCCGCTAGATTGTCAAGATCTTTTTTGACAGACTCGACTGAACGGAACATTTTAATGCCGCCGAGCCAATTAGTGAAAGCACTCATTGAAGTTTCCTTTCCTGCTTTTCTTCCTCCAGTGAGGAATTGATAATCCCTTCAGCTACACTGGTGAGAATGCTCATCATGTTCCCTAATGTATCAACGTTATTAAAAACGTGTAGTTCTTCCCCATCCGTCATAATGACGATGCATCTGGACATTGCAACTTTTTCTTCTAACGTATTAGCGAATGAGAGCACTTCTTTTACAGAGTAGTCTGAGACGCTTTTAGTGGGTGTCTTTCCAAGATTTTCCAATTTTATATTCTCCTGTTAATGGGCACTTCATTTTGAAGTGTTCCCCCGCTGCTGCAATGCTAGCTACTCCGAGTTCTCCTACCATTTCAGCATCTTCCTCTGAGCAGTCTACTTGCCATTCATCATGTACGTCTGCCACAATAGTAGCATCAATGCCTAAGTCTGTCAAGCTATCTTCAAACAAAATTCTGGCTTTCTTCATAACAATAGAGCCACCACCCTGCAACAACTGATTCAATGCAGCATGGGCGTGTCTAATGCGAAGCTTCCTTCCATCCAAAGCAGGAATCATCCCTGACTCCGCTATCTTGGCTACTTTGTCTCTGAGTTTCGCCAAAGCGGGCATGGCTTTAAGAAACTTATCTAAAAGTCTCTTTCCTTCTGCCGCCCCGCCCCCAACGATAGAACCAATCTTTTCTGCTCCTGCTCCATACAGAAAAGCATAAATAAAAGTTTTAGCTTGGTTCCTTGTGGAAAGTCCAGCCATCTTTTGATTGCGCGTATGTACGTCTGTACCTTCCTCTTGCTTGCCTGATACGACAGTCTCTATATAGGAAGCATCGCCCATATAGTGAGCCAGCATCCTCAATTCTAAGCCAGAAGCATCAATGCCGACCAAAACACGATCAGGACTACTAGGAATCCAAAGACTCCTACATTGTGCCCCATAGGGCTTATCGGTAGCCGGAACCTGTGCCATATTAGGATTTGAGTGAGTACACCTACCAGAAATAGCACCACAGGAAATAACAGAGCCGTGTACAAAACCGTTTTCATCAACTAGCTCCAACCATTTGCGTAATTGAGCGATACGCTTATTAAGAGTGAATAAGTTAGCCAGTGTACCTACCTCTGGCATTGTTTTTTTCAATTCTTCCAGAATCTCATCATTTACAACAGGCTG